GTCTTTGCCGTCGGCGTCGTTGACGGGGTTGATGCGGACGAAGGAGCCGGCGGGGCCGCCGTCGAGGTGGGGGTCGTTGCCGAGTAGCTCGTTCCATGCGTTGGCGGTCTTCACGATGCCCTTGCCGGCGGGGCGGCCCTTGCCATCGGCGCCGAGGTCGGCGGGAGTTTCGATCTGCACCTGCTCGTCGGGACGGAAGGCCGCGAAGAGGAAGTCGGTGAAGGTGAGGAAGTCGGCGGGGGCGATGGTCGGGGCCGTGGCGGGTGCGGGCAGGTCGGCCAGGGTGGCGGTCTTCGGGGGCTGGCTAATCTTCACGCTGGGGCTGGCTGGTTTAAAGTTGGGGACGTGGGGCTTGGCGCCGTCGAGCAGCCAACCCCTGGGCTTGTCGTGGGCGCGGCGGCCGGCCTCGCGGATCTTGCGCTCGAGTTCCTTCTCGTCCCAGGAGGGCGAGCACTTGGTGGCGTTGTACTCGCGGAGAAGGTCGAGGGCGGTGGAGTCGTCGAAGGCGTAGCCGTGGGCCAGCACAGTGGCGGCGCGGAAGAGGGCGTCGTGGCCCTTCTGGCCTTCGATGGACTCGGGGAGGGTGGCAAGGTACTTCCTTGCCCGGGCGATAAGGTCGTCGGGGTTTTGCATGGCTTGCGGGGAGGGGTATGCCTAGCGGGTGGGCTTCTGTCGAGCCTTCTTGCGGGCGGGGCCGTAGAAGGGGGCTAGGCGGATGTATCGGCCAGAGAGGGAGCGCAGCTCGACGCGCTCGAGGATGCCGGCCTTGACGCCTTCTCGGAGGTAGCGCATGGCGCAGGTGCGTTTGCACTTCCAGCGCTTCTCCCAGTGCTCGATTGCATGGAAGCCGGGCGGGGGCTGTTGGGCCTTGCGCTGGAGCTCCGAGACGATCGCGAAGAGGATGTCGTCGTTGACGCGGAACTGCGGTTTAACGTTAATGCCTTTTCTCATTTGGTCTTCGGGGTGAAGGTCCTGATGTCGGTCTGCCAGTACCACTTCCCGTCGCCTAGGCGGTGGATTATCCAAGCCTTCCATTCGTTGCCCTTGTACCAGCCAGCGATGAAGCCGTTGTTGTGCTTGGCGGCGGACAGGGTGTTCTCGCTGTATTCCAGCAGGTCGAGCTGCGCCAGGGCAGGGGCCATGTAGGCGGCGCCGCGTCCCAGTTTCGGGAGGTTGACCTGTTGGCCGGTGTGGCCGTGGCCGCAGACGAACAGGCCACCTTCTTGGCAGTAAAACATGCCCATCTTGGTCAGGTCGGAGCCGATGCCGTGGTGCGCGGTGATCGGGCCGATGCGGACGGGCTTGTCGCGTCGATAAGGGACGATGACCTTGGAGCCGCACTGGCGGGCGTGGCGGTTAATCTCGGAGAAGCGGTCAGCGCAAAAGTCGCGGACGACGGATGAGGCATGGATGCGGGCCAGGTGCTCTAGCCGGTACTCGTGATTACCCCAGAGGGTGTGGGTCGGGCGGAACTTGGCGAAGAAGTCCTTACCCGCGTCAAAGTCGTCCTTGAGGGAGCGGACACCCTCCATCTCCTGCATGGCCCCTTTGCGGAGAGCGGCGCAGTCGTAGTGATCGCCCCCCGCGATGCGGACGTCGGGCTTGAAGTCCTTGCAGTAGGCGTAGAGGGCGGCCAGGGCATCGGCCGAACCGAGCTCGCCGTGGTTGTCAGCGGCGAAGACGAACTTGGTGACGTCGCTCACGACTGGCCACCCTTCTTGGCGTCGTTCCATTCATCGGCAAGGGCCTTGGGGCGTTCTCCGGCCATGCCCTGAAGCCCGGTGGCCATCACGTCCCCGGCCTTGGTCAGCCGCTCGACCTCGGCCTTGAGGCTATCGCACTCGACTGCCAGCACGCTGTTCTCCGCTTGGCGGGCTTGGCACTCGGCCTTGAGGCGGGTCTGGTCGTCAATCAAGGCGGCGACCTGCGTCTTCAAACCATAGACCTCGTTGTTGGCTTTCTGCCATTCACGCACAAGCCTGTCCTCGTTCTCCTTTTCCATCTGAATGTCGGAAGTCAGCCGCTCGACCTCGGCCTTCAGCTCGCCGATGCGCTTCATCATCGACGTTTCGAGGGAGTCGCTCACAGGCGCACCTTGCCTTTCACAGTGCGGGGGCGGTAGACCTTGGCGATCACCAGACCAAGGCGACGGCAGGCCGCGTAAAGGGTCTGGTAGGGGATGCCGGACTTGGCCGCAGCTTCCTTGAGGGACAGGCCGCAAGCCCGGGCATGCAGCAGGGTCTGCTCGACGCTGTCGGCGGTCTTGCGCTTGGGGGTGGCCTTCACGTTGGGGGCGAGCAGGTTGCCTCCCTCGCGTCGGGCGTTGAGGGTCGAGCCGCCGCCCCAGGCTAACTTGCGCCGGCAACCAGCGGGCCACGTGGCGCCGACCTTTTCGAGGAAGGCGTTAACGACCTCGACCTTCACCTTGGCCATCTCGGCCGCTTCGTGGGCGGTGAAGTTCTGGCGGTAGGCCAGTCGGCACTGACCAGCGATGCGCTTCTCTTCGGGCGTCCACGTGCCCTGGTCCTTGAGCCAGTTGCGGTGGATGCCGGAAGGGCAGCGGGAGAGGAACTTGAGGCGATCAGGAGACATGCCCCACTTCTTGGACAGGTCGTAGAGGTCGGAGGGGGTGTCCCCGTAGCCGGCGAGGGTGATGGGGTCGATGCTCATAGGTGCCAGAGCTTGGCGGTGCGGAAGCCGTGGAGAAGGACAGCCTCTTCGTCGCCGGAGGTCGCAAAGACAGTCTCGTCAATCGTGACGGCCTCGATGACCTCCTGCATGCTGACGGCCTCTTCCTCGTTTGCGGCGGTCCAGCCATGGCGCACGATCTGGACTGTGTGCAGCTTAACGGCGTACTGGTCGCAAGCCTGCTTAGCCACGTTGTACTCGTTGAGGTAGCGCCAGTCGCTGACCACCAGAGTCTGGCCAGTCTTCATGCCAATCAGGTTGTGTTCGATTTGCCGGGCGAAGATGTCCTTGTCTCGGCGGCGCATGGCACGGCCGAACTCGACCAGGAGCGGGCGGTCCACGGCCTTCTCGGCGTCGTCGTGGTAGTCGATGCCAAGCCCGAGGGAGTGGGCCGCAAGCGCCAGGGCATCCTTCAGGGGGTCAGCGTAGGCCACGCGCTTGGCGTCCTTGGCGGCGGCAATGAGCCCCTTGGCAAACGTGTCCTTGCCGGCGCGGGCGTAGCCGCAGACCAGGACGCAGTGGGACGTGAAGGCCATGATCAGAAGGAGTCCGGGGCGGTGAGCGTCTGGCCCTTCTTGGCCCAGGTCAGCTTGTACTTGTAGGTGGGCTGGCCGTCGCGGGGCTCGCCCGGGGTGACTTCGACGAGGGTCTCGGTGGTCTTGCCGGCGGCCTTGGAGACGTAGGCCACGTAATCCTCGGGGGTCTGGCCGACGAAGGCGCTGACGTACTGGCCGGACATCTTGCCGACCATCATGGCAAGGCTGTTGGCGTACTTGGTGCCGTAGGACTGGCTGAGGCAGTTGCCCTCGGCGTCCATGAAGAAGACGCGGCAGGACATGGTGCCGTCGTCCCAGGTGCGGACCTTCTCCAGTTTGGGCTTGGAGACGCGGAGGTTGTAGATGCCGGTCTTCGTGATGGTCTTGAGGGCCGGGCGTTCGGGGGGCTGGTTCATGTGTTCTGGGTGGTTGGGTGGTTAGGAGAGTTTCTTGGCAGTGTTGCCGCGCGTGGTTTCGTTGATGCTGGTGGCAGAGGCCAGCGCAGCAATCACAGCGTCGAGGTCGTAGCGCTTGCCGCGTCGGCCTACGGAGATGAACGGGATGCGCTTGTTGACAGTCAGCCGGCTAACAGTCTCTTGGCAGACGTTCAGGGCTACGGCCAACTGGTTTTGCGTGATAAGTTTCTTGGGTTCCATGGCTTGTTTTCGGTTAGGAAAAGGAGAGGGGGGTCGCTTCGCCGGGCTTCTTCCAAGGCTCGACCTTGATGATCTCGGCGGGGTAGGTCGGCCACGAGTCGAACTCGGAGCACTTCTGGTAGGTGGTGATGGCCTCGAGCATCTTCATGCCACCATCGGCAA